CCGGTAAACCTTCCGGGCGTTGACCGCGTAGAGGTCGGCCAGGTCCTTGTGAATCCCGGGGTACTTCTTGAGCCGCTTGCCGTTGCCGGTCAAGGCGGCCAGGCAGAGGACGTTGAACCGGTCGGCCGTCTCGGCGATGGGCATGTCCATGACCACGTTGAGGGGCAGGCCCTGGGAGTCCTTGATCATGGTCGAGGCCTCGCGGATGATCTCCACCTCCTGGCGGGCGTTGACCCCCAGGGGGGCCACCCCGGCCCGGATCAGGACGTCGGCCTCGCTATTCGGGGTCTTGTCCCAGTTGTCGGCCGGGTCGGTGGGCGGGTCGATCCCGTAGCAGACCAGGGTCTGGCGGGGCCGGGCCGGATCGCTCTCGGTGGCGTAGGCCACGCCCATGGCCGCGGCCACCTGGTGGGAGCGGGCTTTTGCCCCGCGCAAGGCCGCGTTGAGCATCCGGATATCGTTCAGCGGGGCGGAGCGGGCCACGGCCGCGGAGAGGGTCCCGGTGGAGGCGGTGAAGCCGTAACAGAACTTGAGGGCCGAGGGCAGCTGCATGTCCTCGATGTGGGTCCGGAGGTCCAGGAGGGAGGCGGCCGCGTTGTCCGAGACGACGATATGGGTCGGCTGGAGGTTGCCCCCCGGGTCCCGGACCACGGCCAGGGCCGCGTCCAGGTCCAGGTTGCCGGCCCCGGCCCCGAAGTCCTCCAGGACGGTCTCGGTCTTGGGCCCGGTGGCCACCGCCCAGGTCAGCTCGTTGCCCAGGACCCCCGCGTTCTTGGCCTCGACCTTGAAGGCCCCGGTGCTGACCACCCTGGCCCCCATGGAGACCGGGAGGTCCGGGTCGCCGTTGACCGCGGCCTGCAGGGCCGAGAAGACGTCCCCGGCCGACCAGCCGGCCTCGATCCCGAAGGTCACCCGGTGGGGGCCGATCCAGGCCGAGCCCTGGTAGTCGGCCGCCACCGAGCTGACCCCGGCGGACAGGTTGAGGGTCCCCGAGGCGGTGGCCTTGACCGCCCCGCCCTCGGCCTCCACGGCGATGGCCCTGAGCTCCGGGCACTCCGGGTTGGACAGGGCCGTCACGGCCATCTCGTGGAGCTCCGAGCCATGGCCGAAGAAGCCGCCGGCCTGGCCCGCGTCGAAGACGTCCTGGATGGTCAGGGCGTCGGCCGTGCCCGCGGCCGTCTTCTGGCCGAGGAGGTAGACCCGGGCCGGGGCCTTGGGCAGGTAGCGCCGGAGGACCTGGTCGAATGAGGTCTCCCCCCTGACGCTGGGGACCTCCGTGGGGGCCATCTGGTCGAAGCTGATTTGCTGAACGAAAACAAGCTCGTCGGCCATGGTTACCTCCTCCCGGCTTCGGCCGCGGCCGGGGCCTCGACCTTGGCTTTGTCACGTTCGGGCTCGGGCTTGGCCTTGGGCTCGGCCTTGGCCGCGGGCGCGGTCTCGGCCTTGGCTTTGGTTGCGGCCTCGGCCTCTTTTTTGGCCTTGGCCTGGGCCGCCTGCCAGGCCTTGAGCTCCTTCTCCTCGACCGGGGCCAGCTCGCGGTGGCGGAGCAGGGCCCGGACATAGGCCGTTTTCTCGACCTTGGTCGGGCGCCCCTCCTCGAAGTGCTCGCCGGGCCGCTTCGGCCCCCGGGGCACGGTGGGGCTTAATGCCTTGACCCAAATGAGATAGGGCATTGGTTACTCCTCCGTTAGGTCGGCCTGAGACTCGGTCTCGTAGCCGCTGAAATCGTGGTAAATCCTGATCCGATCTATCCACTCGTCGCCCACCGGATCGCCGGGCAGGCCGACGGTGACGTCCATCACCACCGGGAAGGTCAGCTCGTAGGCGGAGATGAACTTGCCTATGCCCAATGGGTCCTCATCCGGCCAGCCGATGGGCTGGATCTCCAGGCCCAGGTTTCGGCCGACCAGGGCGGTCCGGGCGTCGTCGATCATCCGGGAGGTGCCGTAGACCCCCCGCCGGGCCTCCAGCGACCGCCGGGTCGACCTGTCCATGACCAGGACGGCCATGGAGGTCATGATCCGCCAGTCCCGGGGGCTGAGCTTCTCGATGGGCTCGGTTCCGGCATAGGCCACCAACATGGCCGGCATGCGCTTGGCCTCCTCGGCCAGCTCCTCCAGGCTCATCCCGCCGTCGTAGAGCCGGCAGGTCTTGAGGTAGCTCTCCTCCCCGCCGGTCTGGGCCAGGAGCGCGGCCACGAAGGCGTCTTCCAGCTCCAGGAGAGTCGGTGGCACTTAAAACCCCTCCAGACTGTCTCGGGTGAAGAGCCGCTCGGCCGAGGCGATCTCCCCGCCGCCGGCGTTGGCCGCCGGGGCCTCCTGCCGGCCCTCGGCCCCGGGGACGATGGCCTTGCCCTCGGCGATCCGCTCCAGGACCTTGAGCGCATCCTTGTAGGCCGCCTCCCGGGCCTCGGGGACCGCCTCCCGGCGGAGGTAGAGGTAGTAGGCGGCCATGGGCTTGGCCAGCTGCCGGATGAACTCCGGCACCGGGTCAAAGGGCACGGTGTACCGGCCGCCGCAGTACGCGTCTATCCTGGCCGAGGCCTCGGCGATGGCCCGGTTGACCACCGCCGGGTCGGGCTGGTCCCCGGTCTCGGTGGTCAGCCCGGCCAGGTCCTCGGCGGTGATGTCCAGGTCGCCCTGGCTGCAGTAGAGGGCCAACGTTTACTCCTTCTGACCCTTGTCCGGGCCGTCCAGGTGGTCGCAGGCCGCGTCCCTAAGGGCCGCGGTGACCTTGCCCTTGAAATAGGCCTGGAGCGCCTTGACCGAGGGCCGACCGTCCGGGTAGCCCCGGGCCATCCTGGCCTTGCGGACCGCCCGGAGGAGGTCCTCGGTCACCCCCTCCGGCAGGGGCCGGCGGTGGTCCTCCAGGCTGACCACCTTGGGGTCAGTCAGGCCGGGGGCCTGACTGGTTGACTTGGGAGGATCGGCCCGGTCCGGGCCGGGGTCCGGCCGGACCCCGGCCTCCTGGTAGACCAGCTCAACCTCCAGCTGCTCTTCCTGGTCCAGCCGCTCGATCTGATCGGCGGAGAAGGTCCCGGCCGGGTGCTCGACCCACTCCGGGCCATGAAACCGGCCGCATCGCCAGAAGCCCTTGGGGCTTTTGGCCCTTATCCTGATCGCCTTTACCGGGGACATGGTCACCCCCTTAGGCCAGCCAGTTGACGGTCAGGACCTCGATGGTCCCCTTGTGGGAGTTGGTCTCCGGCTCGCCCCCGACCAGGATGGTCTCGGCGTTGGCCAGCTTGTTGGCCTTGTCCTCCAGGGAGGGCGGGACCACCAGGAGGGGCTTGCCCTGGCCGAGGATGTTCAGCGGCCGCTCCTCCTCGTTTTTGAGAGACCGCATGGCCGCCTTGACCGCGGCCAGGTTGGCCGGGGTCAGATCCACCTTGGCCCCGTGGGCCAGCTGGGGCAGGCCGAAGCCGACGTTGTGACGGGCGTCCACCCCATATACGAACTCCCGCCGCATGAAGACGTTCTGGTCGTTGGGGTTGTCCATGGCCACCAGGTCGATGTCCTGCCGTTTCTGGAAGATCAAGGGCTTGAGGGCCCGGGAGACGTCCAGGAGGTACCAGGGGGTCTCGGAGCCGGCGGTCAGGTTGGACCAGGTCCCCTTGGAGGTATCCGAGGGGTCCAGGGGATGGTCGTCGTCGAAGTAGGGCTGGCCGTCGTGGCATGTCGCTGCGAAGCCGGCCTTGAGCAGCCCGAAGATCAGCTCATCGGGGTGGGTCTTGGCCGCCCGGGCCAGCTCGGCCACGGCGGAGGAGTAGATTCCCAGCTGCTCGTCCTGGATATCCTCCCGCTTGACCCCGATGGTATTCTCCCAGGTTTTGTTTACGATGGTGTAACCGGTGGCCTCCAGGCTCTTGATGACCCGGTCCCCGATCCACTCCCTCATGCCCGGGAGGGACTTAAGCCAGCCGTAGATCTCCTGGCTGGTGGTGGAGGGGACCAGCATGGCCACCCGCTGCCAGAGGACCTGGGTCTCATCCAGGGTCCGGGCGTAGATGACCCGGATATTGTCGTAGACGGCCTTGAGCACGTCCGGGGTAATGACGATCATCTCGAATCCTCCTGTTTTGGCCCTCAGGCCTTAAAAGCTCTCCAGCCGGACCACGGCCCAGCCCTCGGCCTCGTTGATCCGGACCAGGGTCCCCACCGGGACGTCGTTGTCCACCGAGCTGACCAGGGCCACGGTGGTGGCCGTGGAGAGGTAGACCTGGTCCCCCAGGGCGGCCGCGGTGATGGCCGAGCCGCCCACCTGGCTGGCCAGGTCGAGAACCAGGTACTTGTCCTGGCGGGCCTGGACGTTGATCTGACCCGCCGAGCCGGCCTGGTTGTCGGCGGTATGGTTGGCGATCCCGGCGAAGGTCAGGGCGGCCGCGTCGTCGCCCGGCTCGGCCATGCCCGCGGCGTTGAAGCAGACGAACTCCTCGGCCGTGATCAGCTGGGAGGCGTCCACCGGCAGAGAGATAACGTCGGGCAGATCCGCGTCCAGGATCGGCCGGACCATGACCCGGGTGGTGGAGACGACCTCCATGATCCTCCCCACCAGGACGTTGTGCTTGGGCTTGAGGGTGACCGTCTCGTCATCCTTGACGTAGACGTACTTCCCCACGTCGGCCTGGGTCGCCGCCGCGTCGATCTTGAGCTCCTGATCGTCCCGGGTGTAGACCTCGACCCAGGCCGCCCCGGGCCCCCCGGCCGAGTTGTCGGCCCGGCCCCGGGCCAGGCCCATGAACTTGAGCCCGGCCTGGTCGGCCCCCTTGACCGCGTAGCCGGCCGCGTTGAGACAAACGAGGGCCCCGCCGTAGATCAGGGAGGCGGCCGCCACCAGGAGGCCGATCAGCCGGCCCTCCCGCTGGGTGATTTTCCTGTCAGCCGTAAGCATTTAATCCTCCTCCCCGGCCCGCTTGGCCAGCTCGGCCACCTTGGCCGGATCGTTGCCCATGAGCTGGGCGATCTTGACCGCCTCGGGGCTTAGCCCCTCCGGGGCCTTGGGCCCGGGGCCGGCCGCCTTGCGATCGCCCACCGGGACCACCCGGGGGGCATTGGCCAGGTAAGCTAAAGCCTGGGCCGGGTCGGTCTTGGCCAAGTTTTTGAGCCACTCGGCCTGGGCGGGGAGGATCTTGCCCTCCTCCCGGGCCCGCTTGACCAAACCTTCGGCCTTGTCCTCGGCCCGCTCGGCCTCCAGGGCGGCCAGCCGCTCGGCCAGCCTGCCGGCCCCTTCGGCCCCGTCGGCCTTGGCCTTGGCCGCGCCCAGGATCTCGGCCTCCGTGGCCCCCTCCTTGAGGCCCAGGGCCTGGGCCACCTTGGCCGCCAGTTGGCCGTCTCCCTCGGCCGGCATTGCTCCTGGTTGGGGCCGCTTGGCCAGCTCGGCCACCTGGGCCGCCACCTCCTCGGGGGTGGCGGCCTCCCCCAGGCCGGCCGCCTGGGCGGTCTTGATCAGGCCCTGGGCCAGGCCCTTCTCCCCCTTGAGGGAGGCCTCGGCCAGCTTCAGGGCCTGGTCCTCGGTCAGCTCCTTGACCCCGAAGAGGGCCGCCAGCTTGACCAGAAACTTTTTCAACTCCTCCATCGAATCACCTCCAAAAGTGGATTTTGCTTGGGCTACCAGGGGCTCGGCCGCGTGGGTGGCCGGCCGGTTGGTGAGGCTCAGGGCCTCGATGACCACGACCCGCGACGTCTCGCGGTTCCAGTAGAAGCTGGGCGAGATGTACCTGAACTCCCTCTCGGCCACGGCCTCGGCCGCCTCCGGGGTCCAGCGGACCTTGACCGCCCAGAGGCCGTCCTCCCGAGCCTCCAGCCGGCACCAGCCGGCCGCCGGGGCCTTCCGGTCCGGCCGGAGAAAGGCGTTGTCCGGGTTGACCTCGGGGTGGCTCTGGTGGTGGTAGTCGATGACCAGGTCGTAGCCGGTGGCCTCCCAGTTGGCCACCACCTGGGCCATGGCCTCGGGGTCCAGGAGGACCCGGACCCCGTCCAGAAACTCGACCCAGCCGGCCGGCCAGACCCGGAACTCAGGAGGGGCCCCTCCGGCCGCCTGGGCGGCCAGGTCGATCAGTGGGCCAAGACCCATTAACATGTTTTTCGTAGTCTTCCCGCCCATCTAATCTCCGCTGACAAAGCGGGCCAGCACGGCCCGGATCTCCCGCTCGTCATCCTTCTGGAGGAGGAGGAACTCCCGCTGGGGGATGGTTGTCTTTTTGCCCCGGCCGGCCCGGCCGCCGAAGTTGTGGACGGCCCCGTAAACCAGGTTGGTCCCCACCAGGACCTCCCGCCGCCGGGTCCTGGCGTGGACGGACCGCTTCAGCCGCCCCGAGACCTGGAGGATCTTCTTGCCGGCCGCGAACCGGGCGAAGGCCTTGCCGCCGGCCCGGCGCTTGCGCTTCCGGGCCGCGTTGCCGGCGGTGTACTGGCTCCGGAGGGTGGAGGCCTTGTTGGGCCGCCACCGCTTGGGCCTCCCTTCCTCCTCGAAGTTGGTCTGGACGCTGGTCACCACCAGGGCCCCGATCTCCTTGAGGACCGGCCGGAGGGCGCCCGCCCGCCGCTCCAGGCGGCGGAGATCCCGCCGGAAGGCGGTCTGGTCGAGGGTCAGGGTCGTCCCGGTCATCAGCCCTTGACCTCCCCATCAAAAAGGGGTATTAAATAATCAGCTGGCTCGACCGGGCCCGGGTCCCCATGGTCGGGCAAGTCTTGCGGCAGCTTCCCGGGAGGCTGGTCCGTATCGCTTTTCCAACCCCTCATCCTTGGCCTTCCCTCCACTCCAGCCATCCCTGCCGAAAGCGGTTGAGCCGCTCGGCCGATCCCTCCGGGTAGGTGGTGTAGCCGGTCCAGCAGCCCTTTTGATACTCGGCCACCACCGCCACCCCCCGGCCGGTCTTGCGCTCGTAGTTCTGGACATAGATCCGCCGCATGGCCACCCGGCCGGTCCTGGCGGATCTGACCGGCTGGAGCCAGATCTCGGCCGGGTCCTGGATGACGTGGGGCAGGAGGGGCAGGTAGGGCCCCCGGCCCTTGCCGGCCAGGTGCTCGGCCATGTCCACCGAGGCCAGGATAGGCTGGCCCAGGGGGTCCTCCAGGAGCCTGGTCTCGGCCCCCAGGACTTTGGTCAAGGCCTGTTTCAGCTCCGCCTCGCTCTCCATCTGCCGGGTCAGCGCCGCCGGCAAGGGCCGGGCCGGCAGCCGCTCCGGCCGGCCGGCCTCCCGCCAGCCGGACTTGGCCAAAGACTCCCACTCGGTCCCTTGCCGGGCCTTGATGGCCCGCTGGGCCGGCGGCCGGCCCCAGGCCACCAACCCCGGGTTGTGGTCGAAGCCCTCGTCGATGATCATGGGCCGGCCCAGGACCATGACCTCCCCGTCGGCCGACTCCTCCACCTCGATCCCCCGGGCCCGGGCCTCCTGGGGGGAGAGGCTCTGGACCGTGCACCGGCAGCGGAAGCCCAGCGGGGGGAAGCCCTTGTCCCACCACTTGTCCCCGGCCTGCCAGACCCGGCCGTGGAGGGCGGCGTGGCTGGGCCGGGTCTGGGAGTCCATGACCGCCACCCAGCGCCAGAACGGCCGCTTTGCCAGCACGTCCTTGTCGGTCAGCTGCCGGTAGTGGCCGGCCGAGTAGGCCGAGGCCAGGTTGGTCTCGAAGATGGTGGCCAACCGGAAGGGATTGCGTGGGCCTACGCCCAGCTTGTCCGCCTCG